TCAGCTTGGCACCAAATGCGCGAAGCCATCAAGGCCGCAGCGCCCGACGTGGTCACCACCGACACGCCTGGCATCCTGCCCACCCCGATCGTCGGACCGGTCTACAACAACTTCGTGGGCCGTCGCCCCGTCGTTGACGCAATTGGCGTCCGTGCGATGCCCGCTGGCGGCAAGGTGTTCATCCGCCCTGAGGTGACCACGCACGTTTCGATCGGCGCAAGCCTCGCCGAAATGGCCAACCAGTCCGGAACCCTCGTGGTGTTCAACAACCAGGTCACGAAGCAGATCTTCGGCGGCTACGTCAACGTGTCTGAAGCCGACCTCGACTGGACCGACCCGGCGGTGCTGTCAATCATCCTCGATGACATGGGCCGCATCTACGCCAACGCCACGGACAATTACGCGGCAGATACACTTGCGACCGGCGCAACCGTCACCGAAAACTTCGCTGGCACGTCCTACGCCGACCCGTCGTACTGGGCAGGCTGGATGGCGCAGGCCGCCTCAAAGATTCTCACCGGATCGAACGGCAACCTGCCCACCCACCTGTTCCTGTCGCCGTCAATCTGGCAGGGCCTCATGAGCCTCAGCGACACCGCTGACCGGCCGCTCTTCCCGCAGGTCGGCCCAATGAACGCGTTCGGCAACCTGACCCCTGGACAGGACAGCGGCGTCGCCTTCGGCCTTCGCGTCGTCGTCGACCGCAACTTCGCCAACGACACCTTCATCGTCGGCGACCCGTCCGGCTACGAAATTTTCGAACAGCAAAAGGGCGCAATCAGTTTGGACGCGCCCTCGACGCTTTCTCGCACGATCGCCTTCCGCGGCTACTTCGCCGCCCTGATGATCGACTCGACGAAGTTCGTCAAGGGCATCCTCGTCTGATCCACCGCTAGCTGCACCCAGGAGTTCTGCACCATGGCCGTTTTCACCGTCACGTTTCACCAACGTATAGACGACTACGCCGTGGTGCAGACTCTTGAGGCAACAGAAATCGGCATCGGTCAATCGATCACCCTGGCAGGACTCGGACACGGCCTGAACGGCCCACACACCGTTTTGGCCGTCCCGGTCTACGAATACACCGGCGTCGACGACGAGGGCGACTGGCTATATGACGACAACGTTATCATCACCAACCAGCTGCTCTTCAAAGACGCTGGCAACGATCTTGAGCGCTCCGCAGCTGACCCATTCGGCACATTGACTTGGACAGAAACCTGCACTTGGATCATTGCCGCAGACGTTCTGTCGTGGCTAGGTATTTCCGTGGCTACCGCTAACGACACAACCTTCGTTGGGGTATGCACGGATGCCGCCAACGCTTGGGCCTACAAGGCGCGGAAAATGGGCGGCTACCAAGCCGAGTCCCTGACAACCGCGCCAAGTAGTGCCGTCAAGCTCGGCACCATCATGTACGCCGCCAGCCTCTACCGTGAACGCGGCTCGGTCGATTCCTACGCTTCGTTTCAGGACATGGCGATCACCGCACCCACCGGCACAATGGGTCAAATCATGCGTCTGCTCGGCATCCGACGTTCACAGGTGGCCTGATGCCCGCCACAGGCATTTTCGCCGACTCCCGCACAGCTGTCGTCAACGCCCTAACCGCGCTCGGCCTGGCAGCTGTCATCGACCCGCGCAATGCTCGGCCGCTTACCGTCCTAGTGAACCCGCCGACCTTTGACGCGTTCACCTACAACGTCGGAGACATACGTTTCGACCTGCTGATCTTGGCGGCCCCACCAGGCAACCTTGACGCCGAGGACTACCTCATCACGACCGCCGACACCATCATGGCGTCGACAACCCTGGCCGTCACCGGCGGCCGCCCCGCCACCGTCACAGTTGGCGACCAAGTAATACCCGCCTACAACCTGACAGTCGCAATAGCGGCAAGGAGAAACTGACAATGCCTACAACGTTTTTGTCAAACGCCACCATCAACATCACCCAAGGCGCAACCACCTACGACTTGAGCGCAGAGGCCAACCAGGTCACGCTCACGATCGGCAATGACGCTCTGGAATCAACCAGTTTCGGCGACACCGGGCGCACCTTCACGGCGGGCTTGGCACAGGTCGAGTGCACGATCACCCTTTTCCTGGCTTACGGCGGCACAGGCGCAACCATTGAAACGGAAGGCGCACTGTTCGCAATGGTCGGCAAAAGCAGCACTTTGGTGATCTCGCCGAGCGGCACCACCGAAGGCGCATCCAACCCGGAATACACGATCACCGGCGCATACCTCGAGTCGTTCACACCGATCAACTCGACCGTCGGCGAGCTCGCCACCGTCGAAGTGACGTTCACCGGCGGCACGTTCGCCCGCGACATCACACCACCGTAACTAACACTCCAACCGTGCAAGGAGAACCATGAAAATCCAAATCAGCGTCGACACCGGCAACGGACCCGACATTGTGACCACCAATTTGTTCACAGTCATCACCTGGGAACGCAAATACAAGCGGCGCGCAGGTGACCTGGCGGCAGGCATCGGAGCCGAAGACCTTGCGTTCCTGGCGTACGAAGCCAGCAAAGCCGCCGGCATCACCGTCCCGCTGGTGTTCGATGAATACGCCAAAAAGATTGTCAGCCTCGAAGTCGTTAGCCAGGAGGACCAAAACCCTACGCAGCCGGCAGCTACAACCGCGCCTTAGCGGAGCTGCTGGTAGTTACAGGATTTTGGCCCCATGACATACCATTTGAAGCCAAAGACCTAGCGACGGCGATCGACGTCATAAACAAACAACGCAAAGGAGGCAAACGATGAGCGTCACAGCCAGCACCGAAATCGTCGGCGCAAAAGACGCCATCAAAGCCCTCCGCAAACTTGACCCCGAGCTGCGCAAACAATTCAACCGCGACGTGAAACAGATCGTCGCCCCGATCGTTGACGACGCCAAGAACGCCTATCCGCAACAACTGTTGTCAGGCATGGAACGCAACTGGACCCAACGCGGCAACCAAAAATTCCCCTACGACGCCAAACGAGCTCGAGCCGGTGTCAAACACAAAATCGACACACGCCGCGACGCCCGATCAGTCATTAAAGTCCAGCAAACCGATCCGGCGGCCACAATCATTGAGTTCGCAGGCAAAAACCGCAACCCGCTCGGCACCGCCCTGAACCAGTTTGGCCGCGTTGCCCGTTTCATGTGGCCAGCCGCCCAACGCAACTTGCGGCAAGTTGAAACTGAAATGACCCGCTCCGTCATGGACGCCGTGCGCCAGGTGCAAAAGGAAATCTAAATGGCAATAAACATTCCCATCATTTCCGACTTTGACGGCAAAGGCATCGACAAAGCCATCAAAGAATTTCAGCAGCTGGAGACCGCCGGCGAAAAAGCCCAATTTGCAATCAAAAAAGCCGCGCTTCCAGCGGCGGCCGCGCTCGGCGCATTAGCCATCGCCGGCGGCGCAGCTGCCAAAGCCGCAATGGAAGATGAAGCGTCCGCAGCCGAACTTGCCCGCACTCTGCGGCAATCAACCCAGGCAACGAACGCTCAAGTGCAGGCCACAGAGGACCTGATTTCATCCATGACGTTGGCTACCGGCGTCGCCGACACCGATCTGCGCAGCGCCCTCGCTGTGTTGGCTCGAGGCATGGGCGACACCAAAATTGCCCAAGACAATTTGACTTTGGCCCTGGACATTTCGGCGGCCACCGGCAAAGACCTCACAACCGTTTCAGAGGCCCTGAGCAAGGCATACAACGGAAATGAAACCGCTTTAGCCAAACTTGACCCAACGCTGCGGGCCGCAATTAAAGAAGGCGCATCGTTTGAGGAAATCGGAGCCAAATTAGCCAAAACATTTGGTGGCGCAGCCGCAAAAGCGGCCGAAACATCCGAAGGCCGTTTTCGGCGAATGTCCGTCGCCATTAGCGAAACCCAGGAATCCATCGGACAGGCCCTGTTGCCGATCATCGAAAAACTCACGCCGGCGCTGCAATCTTTGGCGACGTTCGTTCAAAACAACACCGGTTTGGTCGTCGGCTTTGGCGTCGCGTTCGGAGGTATCGCGGCGGCAATTATCGCAGCCAACGTCGCCATGAAAGCCTGGACGGTAGCGACACAGCTAGCCACCGCCGCGCAAGTCGCCTACAACGCCGTCGTCGCCGCCAACCCACTGGTGCTGTTCGCCGCAGCAATCGCAGCCATCGGTGCAGCTGCCGTTATTGCCTACCAAAAATTCGAGCCATTCCGAAACCTGGTCAACGAATTTGCATCCGATGTTGCGGGAGGCGTCAGAGGAATCGTCACCGCATACACAACTGTCATTAACGGAGCGCTGACAGCGTATAAAGGTTTGTTTAACGGCATAGCAAAATTGTGGAACAACACAATCGGCCGATTGTCCTTCAAAATCCCTAAATGGGTGCCAGGCATCGGCGGGTTCGGTTTTGACGTACCTAACATTCCTCAACTAGCCGACGGCGGCATTGTCACAAGCCCGACGCTGGCACTCATCGGCGAAGCCGGACCCGAAGCCGTCGTCCCACTTGACCGCATGGGCACCGGCGGCAACAACATCACCATCAACGTCAACGGTGGCGACCCGAACGCCGTCGTCCAAGCCTTGCGAACCTACATGCGCATGAACGGCTCCGTCCCGATCAAGGTAGGCAACGCTTACTAATGGGCGCGCCAGGCAACTACACCGTCCAATACAACGCGTCGTTCCCCGGCGGCAGCTTCACCACCCTGTCCAACGTGCAGGAAATCGCGTTTAATGGCGGCCGCGCCAACCAGCTCGACGCATACAACGCATCCAGCATCGTCATCACAGCCCGCTACCCCTCCGGCTACGCATCACCAATCACAGCTCTCGTGCCCGGCACCTATGTCCAGGTGTTGACCCCAAACATTGCCGCGTACCCGTATGGCATC